CTGACAACCCCGGCGCCGGTCGTGGTCCTGGCCACGGCGGTCACCGGCTGGGGGAAGCCGCAGGCCGCGGTCATCACCGGCAGCCCGGCCGCGCCCGCCGCGGCGGCAGCGGTCACCCCGCAGCCGGTCATCGTCGCTGCAGCCGTCAAGCTGGCCGCTGCGCAGCCCCCGGTCATCCGGCGGAATACGCTCGCGGACCCGCCGGTCCTGGCGACCCCGCGGCCGGTGGTCGTCACGCAGCCGGTGCGGTGGCCGCCGACGTTCCCGGTGATCAGCAGCGCGCCGTTCATCGTGCCGCCGCCGCCGGTCACCTACGGGACCGCCCGGCAGGGCACCATGACCATCCCCGCCGCCGCAGCAGGCCAGGCTACGGCCGCGCACGCCGGAGCCGGGACCGCCGCCCTGCCCGCCGCCCGCGCCGCCGCCGGGCAGCAGGCCAGCCCGCACGCCGAGTCCGGGCAGATGCCGCTACCGCACGCGGAAGGAGGCCAGCCATGATCTCCGCCGGCGGCATGTATCCCATCGCGTTCGACGTCTACGACGCCGCCGGCGCCCTCGCCCACGCCGCCACCGCCACCCTCACGATCACCCTGCCCGACGGCACCACCGCAACCCCCGCCATCACCGACGCCGCCGTCACCGGCCAGTACCGGCTGTCCTACCAGACCACCATCATCCCCGGCCGGTACACCGCCCACGCCGTCACCACCGGGCCCGTCACGAGCTGGGACGACGAGTTCGACGTCGCCGCCACCCCGTGGCCCGCCATGGTGTCCCTCGCCGACGCCAAGGCCCAGCTCAACATGCCCCTCACTGACCACACGTTCGACGACGAGCTTCGCGAGTACATCGCCGGGGTGACCGGCGCCGTCGAGGAATACAAGCATGAGGTGATCGTCCGCCGCGCCGTCACCGACAGGCTCAACTTCCGCGGCTGCGGGTACGGAGGGGTCCGGCAGTTCCGGGTCTGGTCCGCCCCGGTGATCTCCCTGACCTCCGTCGTCTCCTGGGACGGGGCCGTCACCTGGGACGTCACCCAGATGCCGGTGAGCCCGTCCGGGGTGGTCTACGTAATGGCCGGCCCGCCGGTCACCGGCCTCGTCGACGTCATCTACAACGCCGGGCTGAACGCGATCCCGGCCAGGTACAAGCGCGGCGCCCTGGTCGTGCTCCAGCACGTCTGGGAGACGCAGCGCGGGCAGGCCTCCGTCATGGCCGGGGTCACCGGCCCCGAGGAGTTCCGGCAGCCCCGCGAGTTCTACACCATCCCCGGCAAGGCCAAGGAATGGCTCGGCCCGCCCCGGCCGGTGCTCGCGTGACCTGCTTCTCCTCCGGGGGCGCGCTACGTGTCGAGAGGCGCGTACATGAGGGCGCCGGGGCGCCCCGACGGGTATGGGGTGGTGATCGCCCAGCGACAGGGTGCGGCCGGGCAGGCGGGTGCCCGGCAGTTACCGGCGGCGATCGCGTAGCCGGGCCGTGGTCCGGGACCGGTCAGGAGCCCGACGCAGACCGGGCACATGCCCTCTGCGGTGCAGGCCCGCTGGTAGTCCGCCCACGTATGGTCCGGGCCGCTGGCCGGAACGTCCGTCTGCAGGCGCTCGTACCGGGCCTGCGGGGTCACGGTCAGCCAGTCCATACCAGGGAGTCTACGGAGGCGCGGTGACCTACTCCTCCTCCGTCCCCGCCGCCATCGCCGCGCTGGTCGCCGCATTCAGGACGTCGACGGCGCTGGGCCTGGCCGGGGTCCCGGTCCGGGACGGCCCCCAGGTCACCGCCGCCCCCGGCACGGAGGCCGTCGCCGTCGGCTATGCGAGCGACCCGGGCCAGGACGTCGTCACCGGCGCCGCCTCCCCCGAGGGGATGGGCGGGCTGCAGGACCGGGAACGGTACGCCGTCACCTGCACCGTCGAGGTCCTCGACCCGGACGGTGACATCGGCGCGGCGCGGGCCCGGGCGTACCAGCTGCACGCGGCGTGCGGCGCGGCGATCGGCGCGGACCGCAAGCTGGGCGGGGCGGTGCTGGCCGCGTCGCCGGGCATCGGGTCGCTGCGGCAGCAGCAGACGGCGAACGGGGCGCTGGCCCGGGTCGTGTTCCCGGTCAACGTCGAGGCGTACACCCGCCGCTGACTCAGGGGCTGGCCATGATCTCGGCGGCGAGCCTCTGCAGCGTCGCGCCGGACACGCCCTTGCACGCGGCCGGCCTGGTGGCCGGCGGGGCGTCCGGGTGGGCGAGGGCGTAGTCGTAATCGCGGGTCATGGCCGCCTTGCACGCCGCCACGTTGGCGGTGTGCGTGCCGCCGGACGCGCATCCGGCGAGCGCGAGCATCGCGGCGAAGAACAGCAGCGCCGCAGCGGCCATGACCACCTTGAGTCGGCCTGCGCGGTAGTAGGGTTCGTCGGTTCTCATGGCTTCTCTTTCCTGATCATCTCGTCGACGAAATCTACGGGAAGGCCTGCTTCGAGGAGCCGCGCCCGGGCTTCGGCCGGCGGGCGGCGTCTCAGCGGGATCTCAATTGCGCCGTCGGGGTTTTCCTGCCACAGTTCCTCGGTCAGCCACCTGGTGCAGGAGACAAGCTGGCCGACCACCTCGAAGGACAGGCCCTCGTCTCCCTCGGACTCCAGCCACTGGCCGTAGCTTTCCAGCGCCTTGCGGGCGAGGGCGAGGCGGTACGCGCGGTCGCTGCCGGTCACGGCTTCTCCTTGAGTCCCTTGGCGATCAGGAGGCGGATGGCGTCGGCGATGCTGATGCCGCCGCTGGCCCTGGCGTAGGTCTTGACGGCTTCGGCGAGGTCGTCGTCGAGCCGGATGTTGGTCGTGTAGGTCACCGGTCGTACCACGGCGAGATGGCAGCGCGGGCGTCATCCATCGCCAGGGTCAGGTCGGCCGGGCAGTCCTCGCACTCCCGCAGCGCCTCCATGGCATTGACCAGTCGCGCGGCCTTGGCCTCGGTGATCTTCATCGCGATCCCTCTCTCTAGGTGATACCCGATCCCTCTCTCTAGGTGATACCCCCACGGTACCAGGCTGGTACCACAAACGCAAAAGGGAGAGTTTCATGGCGGCAGCCCTGACGGCGCAGATAGCACCTCACACCGGACTGACAGGCATCACGTATGCCGTAGGCGGCGGCACGCTCACTACCACCGGCAACACGGCCCCGTGCGGCTCCGGACTCGGGCTGCTCGTTAAGAACGGGTCCGGCTCACCAGTTACCGTCACCATCACCGTGCCTGCGGGGATCACCTTCGACGGCCTCGGCATCGCCAGCGCCACCCCCGGCTCGGGCAGCCGCTCAGTCTCTGTCGCCGCCGGCGCTGACGCGCTCATCCCGCTAGTGGCGACCACGTACGCCGATCCCGTTACCGGGCTGGCCACGTTCGGCATCAGCGCCGTCACCACGGTCAGCGCGGCCTGCGTCGCCATCAGCGCGTAAAGGAGCAGTCATGGGCGAATGGGTGCAGATCATCCACCCGGAGACCGGCGGCACCGGCGAGGTGCACAGGTCATCCCTGCCCCAGCACTACGCGGCGGGGTGGCGCCTGCTCGCCGACGACGAGGCGCCCCCGGACGAACCGCAGCCGGAACCGGAACCGATGACCAGGGCCCAAGCCGCCAAGGCCGCGAAGGCCGGAACCAGCGAGGAGAAGTAGATGCCCCCGTCGCCGCTGACCCCCACCGTCCGGTACGTCCCGCTCGGCACCCGGAAGGTCTACTGGGTCACCACGATCGCCACCTACACCGCGCCGACCCGCGGCGAGCTCAACGCCGGCATCGACCTGACCGGGGAACTCGCGGAGATGAACGGCTTCAGCGTCACCTCCGACGCGGTCGAGACACCCGACCTGTCATCCCGGTTCACCCCCAAGATCCCCGGCCGGATCCTCGCCGACAACTCCACCATCACCTTCTGGATCAGCTCGACCAGCTCCGACGTGCGGACCGTGCTGCCCCGCGACACCTCCGGCTTCGTCGTGATCCTCCCCGAGGGCGACGTGACCAGCCAGAAGATGGACGTGTATCCCGCCAAGGTCGCCAGCGCGGCGATCGACACCACGATCGGGGACCCGGCGAAGATCCTCCTGACCTTCACTATCACCAAAGTTCCGGCTTTGAATGTCGCAATACCCTAACTTGTAGCGCGCGAACATTGGTAGCATGTCCTGCATGGAGACTAAGACATGCTCTGCCGAGGGATGCGAAAGCGACGCGCGGTCCGTGGGGTTTTGCGGCAAGCACTACATGAAGTGGCGGACTTACGGTGATCCGCTGGGCGGCAAGCAGCGAGCCGGATGCGCTGTAGAGGGGTGCGGCGAGCTGCAGCAGGCCAAGGGCTACTGCAAACTCCATTACGCCAGATGGAAGCGCACCGGAGATCCAGGTGAAGCGGGGCGGCGCAACTTCCCGGCTCCAGCCCGGTGCGTCGTCGACGGCTGCGATAACACCGGAAGGCTGGAGCGGGGCCTCTGCCCGAAGCACCGGTCACGCCTTACCCGTCACGGTGACGTAAACGCCAACCCGAAGCCTGTCCGCGGCCAGTGCGCCGTGATCGGCTGCGACCGTCCGCATGAGGCTAAGGGTTACTGCAAACGCCACTACTGGATGTGGTGGAAGCACGGCGAACCTGAGCCGGGCGGCTACCAGTACGCGCATTACAAGATCTACCGGCTGCGCGGGGCGGCCGGTAAGCACACCTGCGAGCACTGCGGGAAACAGGCCCGGCACTGGGCCTATGACCACCAGGACCCCGCCGAGCGGAATGATCCGCGCCGGGGCGGCCCGTACAGCCTTGATCCATGGCATTACATCCCGCTGTGCAGCCGCTGCCATAAGGCATTTGACCGCAAGGAGAATCATTGGGCGCCTACCTCGGCCACGACGCGATCCTGAAGGCCTCCGCCCTGAAAACCGAGGAAGTGAAGGTCCCGGAGTGGGCCGACCCGGAATCGGGCGCGGACACGGTCCTGGTCCGGGAACTGCGGGGCCGGGAGCGGGACGAGTGGGAGGCGTCGCTGGCCGTGCAGCGGGGCCGGCAGATGGTCCCCGACGTGGCGAACATGCGCGCCAAGCTCGTCGCCCGCACGGTTGTCGGGGATGACCTCGAGCCGGTGTTCTCGCAGAGGGACGTCGCCGCGCTCGGCGAGCTGTCCGCCGCCGCGCTCGACCGGGTGTTCGAGGTGGCATCCCGGTTGTCGGGCCTGAACCCGGACAGCGTGGAGGAGATGGGAAAAGCCTCAGGCAGCAACCTGCCAGGAGATTCCGCTTCGATCTAGCCCGGGATGTTTTCCACTGCTCAGTCGAGGAGATGCTCGAGCGGATCACTTCCCGTGAACTGACTGAATGGCTGGCCTACTACCGGCTTGAGGAAGAAGAGCGGAGAAACGCGAAGCGGGAAGGCGGCGGTAATGGCTGACATGGCGAGCGAGCTGGAGGCCATCGCCTTCCGGCTGCGCCGCGCCGGGCAGGAGGACCTGGCCCGGGAGCTGACCGCGGGGATGCGCCGCGGCGTGGAGCCGGTACCGGGCCTGATCCGCGCCGGCCTGAAGCCGCACCTGCCCGACCGGTACGCGGAGACCCTGGACGCCGACCTGGACATCAGGATCATCGCCCGGAACAGCGGCGGCGCGGACGCCGACGCCGTGGTGTCGGTCTACGCGCAGACCCGCAGCGGGAAGAACCGCGCCCTGCGTCGCATCGACGCGGGGCTGCTCCGCCACCCCGTCTACGGCAACCGGGAGGTCTGGCGCTCCCAGGAGGGCGCAGCCAAGGGCGTGGAACCCGGATGGTTCACCGGCCCCTGCGAGGCAGCCGAGCCCCAGGTCCGCGCCGAGCTCGAGAAGGCGCTGGGCGACGTCGCCGCGAAAGCATCCGGCAAAGGACTCTAGGAGAGCCGTGGCCGCCAGCGTCAGGTTTGACTTCCTGTCCTCCGGGGCCGCCCGCCTCGCGGCCGACTTCCGCAACACGGGCGACAGCGCGTCCGCCGCCGCGCGGGGCGCGAAAGTCCTGGAGACCGTCATCGGGAGCCTGGGCCAGAAGGAGAACCGTACCGCGGCCGAATCGGCGGCGCTGGCCAGGGCGCTGCGGCTGACCGGCGACGCGGAAGACCGGGCCGCGGCCAAGGCCCTGGCCGCCGACATCGCGGTCCGCCGCCTCGATGACGCGATGAAAGACTCGTCCAAGAACACGGGCCGCGCCGGAAGCGGCTTCGCGGGGCTGGTCGGCGCGGTCACCGGGTTCGGCGACGCCTCCACTGCGGCCAGCAGCAAGAGCACCTTGTTCGCCAAGGCCCTGGCCGGGATCAACCTCGCCACCGGGGTCCTGGAACCCGCGCTGGCCGGCCTGGTGGTCGTCGCGGGCGGCCTGGTGGCAGGATTCGCCGCAGCCGGGGCCGGGCTCAGCGCGTTCAGCCTGGTCGCCAAGGCCAACTTCAGCGCCGCCTCGACAGCCGCCGGGCAGGTGGAGACCGCCCAGAACCAGTACACGGCGTCGATAGCCAAAGCCGAGTTCGCGTACAAGCAGCAGATGGCCGCCGCCACGACCGCAGGGCAGCGGAAGGCGGCCGAGGCCACCCTGGCGACAGCCAAGCAGGCGGCCGAGGCCAGGCAGGTCAAGGCGACGACACTGGCCTACGCGGAACTGACCCCGGCTCAGGTCGCCATGTCGAAGCAGATCGGCGACATGAAGAACCAGTGGCAGAAATTCACCCAGTCGTTCGCGCCGATGCTGAACCAGATCGTGGGGACCTTCCGGCCGCTGTTCGGCACCATCCTCGGCGATATCGGGAAGCTGGCGACCGCGGGCGGCACCGCGATCCAGGCGCTCCTGCCGTCGCTGGGCGTGGCCCTGAACTCGCCCGGCTTCCAGAAGTTCATCACGACGCTGGCGGACAACGCGGGGCCGGCCATCGTCAAGATCGGCGCCGCGATCGGTCATGTCGTCGTGGGGATCGGCGGGATCCTGAAGGCGTTCATGCCGGTGTCGCAGGGCCTGCTGACCGGGGTGGACAGGCTGACGGCGAAGTTCGCGACGTGGGGGCAGACCCTCACCGGGCATTCCGGGTTCGCCTCGCTCATGTCCACGTTCAAGACCGAGACGCCCCTGGCCATCGAGGTGCTGAAGAACCTGGGCACGGTGCTGCTGAACGTCGGGAAGGCGATGACCGGGCTGGCCGGGGTCGGGAACTCCAAGACGCTGCTGCAGGCGCTGATCCCCCTGTCCGGGATCCTGGCCAGCCTGAGCAAGAACACGGCGCTGGACCGGATCGTCCTGTACCTGGTGGCCGCCGGCGCGGCGGCGAACAAGCTGGGCCCGGCGTTCACCGGGGTGAAGGCCGCCGTCGCGTTCTTCCCCGCCGCCGCCGCCGCCATCGCGGCGTTCGCCGGGGCCGCCGAGGGCGCGACAGTGGCGGAGACGATCGCCGCCGCCGCGACCCGGGCCTGGGGGATCGCGATGGCCGCGCTGCCGTGGGTGGCGCTGGCCGCCGCGGTCGTCGCCGTCGCCGTGCTGATCATCAAGTACCACACCCAGATCTGGAACTTCATGAAGCGGGTGTGGAACGACATCCTCGGCTTCATCTCCGGCGTCTGGCACTGGGTGCAGCAGAACTGGCCGCTGCTCCTCGGCATCATCACCGGCCCCGTCGGCCTGGCCATCCTGTGGGTCGTCCAGCACTTCGGCACCATCACCACCGCGGTCAATACGGTGCTGACCGCCGTCAAGACCGCGTGGAACACCGCGTGGGGCGCGCTGAAGACCGCGTTCGGACTGTTCATCGTCAACGGGATCCTCACCCCGCTCGGGTACATCATCACCGGCGCCGCGAAGGCGTTCGGGTGGATCCCCGGCCTCGGCGGCAAGCTGAAGACCGCGGCGACGGCGTTCAACACGTTCAAGGACAACGTGAACAAGGCGTTCGGCCTGATCAACGGCCGCACTGTCAACGTCTCCGTCGCCATGACCAGCAGCACGAACCCGTACCCGGGCGGGATCTCCGGCCGCAAGGCGGCGGGCGGGCGGATCACCGGGCCCGGCGGGCCGCGCTCGGACACGGCCGGGCTGTTCGCCCTGTCAAGCGGCGAATGGGTCATCCGGGCGGACTCCGCGGCCCGGTACGGGCTGGCGGCCATGGACGCGGTGAACCGCGGCGACGCCGTCATCGGGTACGCGGCCGGCGGCGGCGTGAACGTCAAGGCGGGCACGCCCTCCTACAAGACGGTCGAGACGAGCCTGATGGCCAGCGTGACGAAGCTGGCCATAGTGTTCGCGAAAGCCGCCCAGGCCGCGCAGGCCGCCGCGCAGGCGGGCTCCGGCGTCTCCGGGGCCGGCCCGGCCGGCGGCGACAGGGGGACGAACCTGAAGCTGGCCCGGAGCATGTTCCCGTGGCCCGCGTCGCAGTGGCCCGCGTTCAACACCCTCGAAATGCACGAGGCCGGGTACGACCGGTTCGCACGGAACCGCAGCTCGGGCGCCTACGGCATCCCGCAGGCGCTGCCGCCGACGAAGATGCCGTTCGCCGCGCAGGCCGCAGGCGGGTCACACGCAGGCCCGCAGCTGTCCTGGATGTTCGCCTACATCCGGGGACGGTACGGCACGCCCGCCAACGCCTGGGCGCAGTATTACGCCCACCCCGGCGGGGTCGGCTGGTACGGCGGCGGCCTGGATACCATGTTCAGCCGGCCGACGCTGATCGGCGTCGGCGAGCGCGGTCCCGAGCACGTCACCGTCACGCCCGGCACCGGCGGCAATCTGGCCGCCAAACTAGACCAGCTCGTCGCGGAGGTCCGGCAGCTGAACCGCACCGCCGCGGCCATCCCGGCCGCGACCGGCGCGCACGTCGGCGGGGCCATCAGCGGCGCCGCCGGCGCCGCCGGGTTCCGCAACCGCTACACGCGCGGCGGCGCCTGACGGCAGAGCTCAGGGGCCGCTACCCGGGCCGGTAACAGCTCGCTGACCTCGCACTCGTGCACGTACATCCGCTCGTGATCGAGCATCCCGTCCTGGAACGACGGCGGCTTCAGGCAGTTCTCCGCGTGCGGGCCGAGCTGGCGCGTGCCGCAGCATCCGCGCATGCCGCCGTCGTCGCAGTCGCAGGGCTCGCGGACCTCGCTGAGGACTTCGCGGAGCCAGGCCTCGCTCATGCCGCCATCGTAAGCCCGGAGGAGCCATTGACATCCTCCCCGTCCTTCAGGGCGGGGATTCCCACGCGACTCGACATGCAGAGGGTAACACGGATGGCTGATCTGGCAGGAATGGCGCGAAGGCCGCCACTGCTTGGTTATCGCAGTTCCGGCGGCCTTCGCCAGGTGGCATCTACCAGCGGTGTCGAGTCGCGTGGAGGTTCGCGGTGCATCGGCGTGGCAACCCAAGAAGCCCTTCCCGCGCAGCCACCGCATGCCCTGCGGCGGGTCCGTAGACACTCCGATTGTACAGCTGACGCGCAGGGCGGCCGGTGATGACGTCCAGTCTCATCCTGGGCAACCAGATCGAGCTGCTTGGTGCCGAGGGCGGCGTCCCGTCCCTCAACCCGGCCTGCGCCGGGGCCATCTTCCTGCTCGCTGACGACGGGTCCTACGACCTGGGCGCCCCCCAGCCCACCGCCGCCTACGTCGCCTCCCTCATCCTCGACGGCGAACGGCCGTTCGGGCGCCGCGCCGCCAACAGGACCATCACCCTGCCCGTCAAGATCATCGCCCCCAGCCTGAAGCTGCTCGCCGCCGCCCGCGAAGTCCTCGAGCAGGTCATCGACCAGGACATTTACACGATCACCTGGACCCGCGACCCCGGGCCCGGCGGCCCGCCGATGCCGCTGATCCTGGACTGCTTCCGCGGCCAGCCGTCCCGGCCCGCCTACGCCCCGCTCGCCGAGGACCAGGGCGTCATGCGGATCAACCTGACCATTCCCGCGCTGCCCTACGGCC